TTTTACAATGGTGGATATGCACAATCGGAGTTCAAGGTAAAAGACACTTCGGTCTTTACGGAAGATGTTGTTAAATACTTTAACGAAGAAATACATTCAGGGAAGTCATTAGGATGGATAAAGACAGAAGATAAGTTTAGAGTCCGTCATGCAGAGTTTACTGTGATTACTGGGCCATCTGGTCATGGTAAATCTATGTGGTTATCACAAGTAATTTTGTCTATGATGAAGCAGCAAGGTAAATGTTTGGTAGCCAGCCTTGAAATGCGACCAGTATTAACTTTATCAAGAATGATTGCACAAGCATTAGGATCACAAGAACCTACAGATGATTACATAAGAAAGTTTTGTGAAAGAGCTGCAGAAAAACTTTGGATATACGATCAGACAGGAACTACCACATCACAGGATATGTTTGCAACGCTTTATTATTCTAAACACATTCTTGGTGTATCGGTAGTGGTGATTGATAGTTTAATGAAGCTCCAAGATGTAACCGAAGAAAGTTTAGATAGGCAAAAAGCCTTTTGTAATTCTTTAGCTGTGATATGTCGTGATCTTGACATACATGTATTTTTAGTAGCACATACAAGGAAAATGAAAGATGAAACTGAAATACCTGATGCGACTGATATTATGGGTTCTAGTCACATACGCAATCTATGCGATAATATCATATGTGTATGGCGTAATCGTGCAAAAGAGAAATTAGTTGAAGAAAACAAAACCCCTGAAGAAGAACTTAAAATCATTCCAGATGCAAAAGTATTTGTTCAAAAGCAGCGCAATGCACAATGGGAAGGTAGTTTTAATTTCTGGTTTGATCCTAAAGGATTACGTTACAAGGAGAGTCTATGACAATAAATGATTTTATCAAAGAATGTAAAAAGTTATTTGGGAATGACATAGAATACAAGGCTTTGTCTAAAGATGGACAAGTATTTAAAACGAAAGGATGGAAAGATGATAAAATACAATTTGACAAGAGCAAACTTACCGAACTTAATAACCAAATTAAAAGAACTAGATTTTAGTAAAATTTGGAAAGTTCAAGTGACTGAACGTAAACATATTAGAAATTTATCTCAAAATGATTATTATTGGGCTATACTTGAAGGATTGTCAGATTATCTTGGATACACCAAAGAAGAAATACATGAGCTTTTAAAATATAAATTTCTTAAATATGCTAAAGAAATAGCTGGACAACCAGTTGTTATTGTGCCATCAACGACTGATTTAGATACAGCACAATTTTCAGAATACATAGAAAATGTGTTAAAATTTGCTAACGAATACGGGTGTTCATTTCAAGATGGTTTACCGCAATACGAAACTCACTAGACTTTTAAGACAATTACCATGTCAGCATTGTGGCATACAATCAGATACAGTTTGTGCAGCTCACAGAAATGAAGGTAAGGGCATGGGGCTTAAAAATTCTGACGCATTATGCGCTGCATTGTGCTATGAGTGCCATTACACATTAGACATGGGTAAAAACTTAACTAAAGAGGAAAAGCGTGATATGTGGAATAGAGCCTATATTACTACCATGCAATATCTTTGGGAACATGACATGATTGGAATTTTATGAGATATTTAGTGGGATTTATTGGTATATGCTTTTTACCTTTTGCAATAGTATTTGTAGCTTTTGAAGCAGCTTGTAATTATGTAGCTAGTGTATGTAACGAGGAGTAATTATGGCATCTAAAAACGATATAACAGGTGATGTATTGCAATCACGCATGAATAGTAAACAGTTTGAAGAAAATTTTGATCGTATATTTAGGTCTAATAAGCCAAGCCATGATGTATCACCACATGCGCACGAATATGAATATGAATTAAATAAATCTACAGGTGAAGTAGAAAAATGTTTTAAAAATAGCTTAGAAGAAAATAAAGATTTATATAAAAAATTAATAGATGGCGTATCTAAACCTAACGGAGAACAATTTGGCAACGAGTCCGACTCAACTGAGTCTTAAAAAGTTAAGAGATGAAGGATATACAGTTGCAATAGTAGAACACTACAATTATTTTGCTAAAATACGCCAAGATTTATTTGGTTTCATAGATATACTAGCTTTAAAAGGTAAAGAAGTTTTAGCTGTTCAGACCACTACCGCCACAAATATGTCAGCGAGAATAACTAAAATTGGCAATAACGATTATGTAGGTGCAGTTCGTGAAGCTGGCTGGACTATTCATGTACATGGATGGCATCAAGACGATAAAAAGAAATGGCATTGTAAAGTTAAGGATGTTAGTTGAAATTTCAATCAGAACAGTATTACCATCAATACAAAGATGCAGTCATGGAAGCAATAGGTGAAGATAAAATGACTTGCCAAGAAATGTCTTTAAAACTAGACGTGCATTACAATCGTATTAAATGGGTTATGTATAGGCTCAGGAATGAAGATCATCTTGTATCATATACATACAATGACACTACTTATTATCACAAACCTAAACCGCATCCACTACAAGGTATATTTGGACACGAAGTAAAGTTTACAGAAAATCAGATTAAATCATCTACGGTTTATAACGAAAAAGATGCTAAACATAATGCAAGACATAATCACGCACAAGATTCATTTCACAGTAGCTCAATTATTGGTGACGGAGTTAAAATAGGAACATGACACAAGAAGATATTATTGTTATATACAAAAAAGTATACCCTACAGGATACGAGCCAATCACTATAGAACGCATGATAAGGTTTGCTAGGTTGATAGAGGAAAAGGTTAAGTCTTGATAGTTTATAGCGTTAAAAGTTTATTTAGTCCAATGAAACGCTGTGTAAAAACAAGATCATCAGATAAAAATAAAAGAATTTATACAAAAATGAATAAGCTACGCAAAATGTGGTGGCATTTTAGAACAAGGTGGCATTAATGCTAACAATGGATCGTTTATTGTGTATATGTGAGGATTGGGCTTTATACATGAAGTCACATGATAGCCATAAGCTAGGCTACCCTAAAAGTGCAGTTGGCTTTAGTTCAGGCGGTGAATCTACAGCAGATGCGTTTGAGGATATGGTATCAGCACAAGACTTAAAGAATGTACACACAATAGACTCAATCATACATAGTTTACCTAAAGAACAGCAAGACGCTATTTATTGTAGGTTTCTTAAAACTAGAAAACCTTTTGCATACGAATTTAAATTAGAGTTGGCTATGGATAACCTTATAACTATTGGTGGCAAACGTATAAATGCCTAAAATAAAATACACAAGCATGGTCAATTTTGATATAATCGCAGTTGTGGGATAATTGTATCTATATGTTCCGCATTTTAAATATAGTTTGTAGTACAGGGTCTGATCCCACGAGGTACCCGTAGGGTGCTGTCTATGTTTAAATAATTATTACACCTCTCACAACTGGTCTTTAAAGTCAGTAAATGTTAAGTGTATATGAAAAGCTCACTTAAAACGTGGGCTTTTTTTATTTCAATCATTCGGAGCAATAAAATTAAAATAAGCGTATGCGAGAGTTGTGGCGAGGTGTATGACTATACTGGCTACCCTACTTGCCCTGAATGTATTAGAGATGGTGATACTACCAAGAAGTCTACAGATATACCCAAATTACTCCAGAAAGACCAAGATGCCTTACACAGCCAAACAAAATAAATTATTTAGAGCTGCGGAACATAATCCAGAGATTGCTAAAAAAGTTGGAATACCACAGGCTACTGCTGCAAAACTAGCATCAGAAGGCATAAAGAAAAACCCACATAAACTTGCTAAAGCACTAATGAGAAAATAATATGATTGGTTCACCAGAAAATAACTTTCAAACAATGATAACACCACAAACAACACCACAGCCACGCAATGTGATGTTAGGACAGGCTTTGCAAAACATGCCAAAACAGCCTAAAATGTTATCACCAAACCAATATGGTAACCCTACTCCACAAATGAGTAGCACACAGATGCCACAATCAAACGTATCATTTAACATGCAACCACCTATACCTAACATGAATCAAACACCACAAGGCCCTATGAGCATACAACAAACTCAAGGCCAAAACAGATTTGGTGTAGGATTAGCAAGATCAATGCCACAATCAACTCAGGTATCCTAACATGAATGAATTTATCGCCACACTATTTTTAACTAGAGAACTAGCACATAGATACCACTTATCTACTAAAAGCTACTCACAGCACAAAGCTCTAGGTAATTTCTACGAAGATCTACTAGACTTAATAGATGATCTAGCAGAAATGACACAAGGCGCACATGGCTTATTAGACATACCTATTCTTACAGAAAAGAAATCATATAAAGAAGCTCTATACTGTATTGCAGACAAACTACAATATGTAGAAGCTAATCGCTATAAAGCATATAGCAAACAAGACACAGCTATACAAAACAAGATAGACGAAATTGTAGCAGTATTTTTAAGCACTATTTACAAACTAGAAAATTTAAAGTAAGGCTATAAAATGACAGACAATAAACCTGGACTATGGGCTAATATTCATGCTAAACGCAAAAGAATAGAAGCTGGATCAGGTGAACGTATGCGTGAACCAGGAAGCAAGGGCGCACCAACAAAGCAAGACTTTAAAAACTCACAAGCTGATCCTAAAAAGTTAGCTAAAGCTCTAAAGTATTAAGCACAATCATGGCAAGCCTAAGGGATACGTTAGCTAACCTTGTAGAGCAATACAAGGCAAGTGATACCCCAATGGCAAACCTAATGCGTGGTGACACAGAGGGTGCTAAGAAATCAGCAGCAAATGCGTTTGAAGAATTAGCTAAAAATCCTTATGCAGGATTAGATGTATCAAATCCAATAGGTATAGCAGGCACATTTATTGGCCCTAAGTCTAAACTATGGAATACAGAAGCACATAATTTAGCTAAAGCATTAGAAACTCAAAAAATGAGTCCAAAAGATATATGGGCTAAAACAGGAACTGGTCGTGGTTTAGATAAAGAATGGCGTCAAGAAATAAGTGACCATGAAGCATATTTTAATCCTGATGCAAAACCAACCTTTCCTAAAGGTAATACTTTAAGCACACAATATATACATCCAGAATTATATAAAGCATATCCAGATTTAGCTGACGTAAATTTATGGACAATTCTTGATCCTAGTGTAAAAGAAGTAGAAGGAAGATTAATAGCTAATCCACAAAAATATAGACCAGCCGATCAATTAGTAAGAATTGATTTAACTGCTCCAACAAATAGAGAAATGACTAGAGGTTTAGCACATGAAGCTCAACATGGCGTGCAAACATTAGAAGATTTAAATGCTGGTGGATCTCCAGAAAAAGCATTAGATGTTGCAAGATCACAAAATATGCAAGAGTTTTTTAATAGCCCTAATGATAGAAGTAATGCTTTTAATGCGTATAGACATCAAGCAGGTGAAGCTGAAGCTAGATTAACTGAAAATAGATTAAGTTTAAACCCAGAACAAAGACGCAAGTACTTTCCGTTTGAGTATAATCCAAATACAACAGCTAGACGTTTAGAAGATGAATTTTTGCGTAATGCACCTGAACACGCATACGCTTTAGATATAAGACCAGAGTATTCAATAGTACATAAATTATCAGATTTACTTAAAAACAAATAACGAGGAATCAGGCTACCCTGATTATTAGTGAAAATGAATGAAAACAAAGACTTAAAGGTTGATGTAACAGAAAACAAAGGTGGCGCACCTAAAGGCAATAAAAATGCCGTAAAAGCTAAAATATGGAGTGATGCTGTAAGAAAAGCTATTACTCAAGGTGAAAACATAAACTTATTAGCTCATGCTCTAGTAGAGAAAGCATTAGCAGGCGATATATCAGCACTTAAAGAGATTGGTGATAGATTAGAAGGTAAGCCAACACAGCAAATAGATCAAACTACAGAACATAGTGGTGAAGTCACTTACACATGGAAGAAGTAGTAATACCCTACACACCTAGAGAAGCATTTTATCCATTACACAATAGTGATAAAAGATGGATGGTGGTAGTAGCTCACCGTAGAGCTGGTAAAACTGTAGCATGTGTTAATCATCTTATACGAGATGCCATGACTACACATAGGTCTGACTTTAGAGGTGCATATATAGCTCCATTCTATCGTCAGGCTAAATCAGTCGCATGGGATTACTTTAAATACTTCACAAGAGTTATACAAGGCACTACGATAAACGAGTCTGAAATGCGAATAGACTTTGCTAACGGTGCAAGAATACAATTATTTGGTGCAGACAATGCAGACACATTACGAGGTCTGTTTTTTGATTGCATCATAGCTGACGAATATGGTGACTGGAAACCGTCAGTATGGAATTATGTTATACGCCCAGCATTAGCCGATAGACAAGGTAAAGCTATTATTATTGGCACACCTAAAGGTCGCAACCAATTCTGGGAAGTGTATAACAGAGCTACTACCAGTAGCGAATGGCTGGCACTCAAGATCACAGCATCAGAAAGTAATATACTTCTGCCAAGCGAGTATCAATCTCTAAAGGATGAGATGACGGAAGACGCATGGCGACAAGAGATGGAATGTGATTTTGACGCTGCTATACCTGGTGCTATATGGGGTAGAGAGTTATATATGGCAGAGCAAGAAGGCCGTATCACAGAAGTTCCTTATGACAAAGAAATGCCTGTACACACAGTATGGGATCTAGGTTATAGTGATGATACTGCTATATGGTTCTATCAGGTCATTCATGGTGAAGTCCATGTCATTGACTATTATGCTTCAAGTGGTAAAGAAATAGCTCACTATGCTGCGCAAGTGCTTACCAAACCCTATAAGTTTGGCAGACATTATCTACCGCATGACGCTAAAGCTAAGACGTTAGCATCCGGTGGTAAATCTATCGTAGAGCAATTAGCTACGCACTTTGAATGGAAGAACATGGGTATTACTACTAATCTATCTATGATGGATGGTATACAGGCCGCAAGACTTATGTTCCCAAGAGTATGGATAGATAAAGAGAATTGCTTAGACGGATTAGAAGCTCTAAAGCAATATCAACGTGAATGGGATGAAGATAGAAAAATCTTTAAAGACAAACCTAAACACGATTGGACATCTCATGCTGCTGACGCATTTAGATACTTAGCTGTATGTTGGCAAGAAGAAGCTAAGCCTGAGAAGAAAGATGACAAGCCTAGAGGTATTCATGTAGGTCAAACAGAAGTAACATTAAACGAATTATGGGAATCAGTCCCTAAAACACAAGGTGGAAGGATCTAAAATGGCAGGAACAAATCAAAACGTAGGTGGTTATAAACTTATATCAGCAACAGGTAACGTATCACCTTTCGGTGCTAGTTTACTAGGCATATTTGTTTCATCATCATCATCTGGCACAATTACAGTTTATGATAGTGCAACTACTACAACAACAGCTAAGGTAATTGACACAGTATCAGTATCAGCCGGCACTTGGTATCCAATGCCTGTAGGTACAACTGCTGGCATCTACATTGTTGTAGGTGGTACTCTTAGTGCTACTGTGGTATTTGCATAAGCATGACTAAAGTAGAGTTATATCTCAATACTGTTACGCAGTATGACAAAGAGTTTGCCAAATGGTCAGGCCGCACAGATAAGATATTGCGTAGATATAGGGATGAACGTCAAGTTAATTCCATGCAATCACGCTATAACATGCTATGGGCTAACGTACAGACACTAAAAGCAGCTACATTCTCACGCATGCCTAAACCGGATGTGTCACGCAGATTTAAAGACAACGATCCAATAGGTAGAGTAGCATCCATGATCTTAGAAAGAGCTATGGATTTTGAGATTACTCACTATGAAGATTTAAAACATTGCTTAGAAGCGTCTGTATACGACAGATTCTTAGGTGGTCGTGGATCAGCATGGGTTCGTTATGAGCCGAAGATTGAAT